ACTATAAAGAAAAGCTCATTGTGAAGCTTAAGAAAATTCCTAAAAGTTACTGGGAAAAAATCTCGCAGGTAGCTACCAGGGGAACAGCTGACTACCACGGTTGCGTTAATAGTTTCATGATAGCGTTAGAGCTCAAAACAGACGAAAAAGCACCCTCTACAGTACTACAACACCATAAGCTAAGGCGGGTTGAAAAGGCCGGCGGCTATGCCGCTATGATCTACCCCGAAAATGAAGCCGAAATTCTAGCTGATTTGCAACGTCTCTCAGAAATCGAGCACCGTATTCCTGCGTCGTTCTATACCAGGAAAAACGAGTCAAAAATAAAATATCCTGTCTAACTTTGTGTGGTTATTTCCTGTGATAAACTAGGGTAACTGTCCAAAGGGGAAATGCTTGGAAAAGAATAAAACGAACGCAGTTATTGAAAAGTTCTTTTGGGGTACGATCGCAGGAATTGGAACCCTTCTCACCGGTCTCTGTTCTCAAGGTGTCATTGCACTAATCGACCTTTCGAAAAGTACAGTTTCGCTCAATGAAAAAATGGGCTTTGTGGTCGAAAAAATCAAACTTCACGATGATGAATTAAAAGAGCATGACAGGGAAATTTATTCCCTGAAAACAAGGCGACAGAAATAGGGTTATCTTACTGTCGCCTTATGTAAGCCAAACGACTTTGGCTTACATATAAAATTTCTTACTTAAAGTTGCTTAACTTTCTTTACAACTTCGATAAGTCCAAGAATTGCTTGCACAGCTTGAAGGAGAACTTCTAAGCCTTGCTCAACAATTTCTTCAACAGAAGCTTCTGAAGCAGGAAGTTCTAACTTCTCTTTGAAAAGAGCCGCTAATTCCTGTTTTTCTTCCTCTGATAAGTCTTTTGATTCTGGGAAAACTTCTTTGAAGTTAACTGCAGATAGGCCTTTTAAAGCCAAGAAAAGTTGTGGCAAATATTGCACGTCACTCAAGCCAACTTTGCCGTCAGCAAGCACGCTACCCGCAACAGATCCGCTTTCTGCAACAGCAGAAAGAACTAATTTTACGTTTTCGATTCCAGCCATGATTTTTATCCTCTAAAATGTTAAGTAGCTTAACTTTCTAAATTTAAGCATGAATAAAAGTATTCTGCAAACTAGCGAAGTCTAATAGACCAAATTTTTGTGCGCGCTGTTGCAGCAGTTCCAGCGCTTTGCAGCATTTTATTGTAAAACGTAGTTGTAGATGTGACGGAGTCGCGTCTACACATTGTCCATGCAGGGCGTGTTCCACTGTCTCCTGCAACGTTTGCTAGCTCATAGAAATTATCACCCGCAACAGCACCTGTTGAATCGTTACCTGGTACAGTAAGAATTGTAACGTTGTAGTATCCAGTTCCAGCACTACCACCTGACATGTTACCTTGTACGCATGTAATCCAGTCACCAGCTGTAACAGTAACGCTACCAGCATCACCAAAATTAGAACCTACTTGTACAGTATAGCTACCGTTGAAGTTCTCAACGTACTCGCCAATTTCTCCTGTTACTGCGTTTGATCCATCTGCAACTCCTGTGCGCGCAGGAGTATCTTGCTGGCCTAAGAAAATTTCATCCACGTACACAACAGGAGCATCTGAAGTTGTTGTAAAGCGAACCGCAATTGTTCCTGATGCCGGGCACGTAAACGCAATGGTTAGTTTTGTGAATGCCGAGTATGCACCTGCGAACGCTAACGGTGTTCCAACGTCTGCAATAGAGCCGTCGATAACTTTGAAGGTAAGTGTCGCGTCTCCGCCTTTAACAAGCGCAGAAGCTACGCAAGCCTTGCTTAGAGAACCACTAGGGATAGTGATTTGTTTCGAGGTTAATGTTTGTCCCGTCGAAGACGAATTCCAAGCCCCTGAAGGCAAAGAATTTGACGCCGAGATTATTGGTAATTTCTCGGAAGTTGCTAAAGAATTGAACTTGACCCAAGATGCCGCGCAAAAACTGGTTGAGACGATGGGGCCAAAAATCGCCGAACGTCAACTCGCCCAGGTGGAGGCTATTCGTAATGAATGGGCGCAACAATCGCAAGTGGACAAGGAATTCGGCGGCGACAAGCTGAACGAAAACATGGCCGTAGCGAAGAAGGCACTCGACTCATTCGGAACACCCGAACTGCGTACGTTGCTTCAACAGTCTGGTCTGGGCAATAACCCCGAAGTGATTCGGTTTATGTACAGAGCAGGCAAGGCAATTAGTGAAGATACTTTTGTGTCGAGTTCAGCGGGCGCAGGCGGCGGTAAAGCCAACTCCGGTGACTTCAATTCAAAAGCAGCAGCACTATATTCAAATCAGCAATCTTAAACAGGAGCTAAACCATGAGTACCCTTTCTACATCTAACTTGACACTAGCCGATTGGGCTAAACGTAGTGATCCAGACGGTCGTATTCCGATCATCGCTGAATTGCTTTCACAATCTAACGAAATCCTCGAAGACTGCGTATTCAAAGAAGGCAACTTGCCAACTGGTGAACGCGTTGTTGTTCGTACTGGACTTCCTGCTGTTTACTGGCGTGCATTGAACCAAGGTATCCCATCAAGCAAATCGACAACTGCACAAGTTGACGAAGCTGCTGGCATCTTGGAAGCTCGTTCTGAAGTGGACAAAGACTTGGCAATGTTGAACGGCAACACCGCTCAATTCCGCTTGTCTGAAGACACAGCTTTCTTGGAAGCAATGAACCAGACTCAAGCCACGACTTTGTTCTACGGCAACCCAGGTACAGACCCAAAGCAGTTCTTGGGCTTGGCTGCACGCTATTCAAGCACTTCTGCTGCTAACGCACAGAACATCTTGTCTGCTGGCGGTTCTGGTTCTGACAATACATCTGTGTACCTCGTTGTTTGGGGCGACCAGACTGTGTATTGCCACTTCCCTAAAGGCTCTAAAGCCGGCTTGATCCACGAAGACTTGGGTGAGCAAACTGTGTACAACTCTGACGGCACACGTCTGCAAGCGTACGCAACTCGCTACCAGTGGAAAAACGGCTTGGTCGTTAAAGATTGGCGCTACGTTGTTCGCATCTGCAACATCGACGTGTCTGACTTGATCGGTCAAACTGGTACACAGGCTGCCTCTGCTGCGACTAACATCGTTAAGTTGATGGCTCGTTCTTTGTATCGTATTCCTAACATGGCAATGGGTCGTGCAGCGTTCTACATGAACCGTACTGTTCACTCTGGCTTGAGCATCGCTGCTCTCGACAAGAGCCAATACGTTCTGAAGATCAACGAAGGCTTGAGCCAATTCGGCACACCATATAGCTGGTTGTCATTCTTGGGCGTTCCTCTTCGCCGTGTTGATGCCATCATCAACGCTGAAGCTGTAGTGTCCTAATCGAACCATTAACTGAAAGGAATTCAACATGATTACCGATAAACTACTACGCGTTTCAACCGACCAGGTTGTTACTCTTACCGATACTTCGGCCCTCTCTACCGACACTATTGACTTGAGCGTTGCTCGTGACATTGGTGAAGGTGAAGAACTCTACATGAACTTTGCAATGACTACTGCCGCTGCTGGTGGTACGTCTACACAGTTTGAAGTCATCATCGCTGACGATGCTGCTTTGACTAGCAACGTAACTGTAGTTGGTTCGTCCGGTGCTATTGCTACTGCTAACTTGACCCTTGGTAAGAACATCGCTGTTCGTATCAATCCGTTGGTTGGTAGTTTGGGCAAGCGCTACATGGGCGCACGTTACACTGTTGTCGGCACTAACAGTGCTGGTAAAGTAACGGCTGATATCGTTAACACAATCCAGGACGGCAAAAAGTTCTACGCCTCTGGTTTCACAGTAGTCTAATAAGGAGTATTAAACATGGCTGCACCTATCGGTACTTATGTAGTAAGCGACACATCATCCACTCGTGGTGGTTTGCGTGAAGATTTAACAGATATGATCTACAACATTAGCCCAACAGACACACCTTTGATGTCTACTTTGGCTAAGTCTAAGGCTACTGCCGTTTATCACGAGTGGCAGACTGACAGCCTAGCTGCTGCTACTTCTGCTAACGCATTGGTAGAAGGCTATGATGCTGTAGCTACAACAGCTTCACCAACATATCGTCTTGGTAACTATACTCAGATCGTTGGTAAGACAATCTCTGTATCTGGCACTTTGGAAGCTGTAGACAAAGCTGGTCGTAAGTCTGAAAAGGCTTATCAGTTGGCTAAAGCATCTTCTGAGATCAAGCGTGATATTGAAGCTATCCTTTTTGCTAACCAAGGCAAATCTGCTGGCTCAAGCTCTGCTGCCCGTACAATGGGTTCAATGCTCTCATGGTTGAAGTCAAACACTAGCTACGATACTGTATCTGGTGCTGATCCAACTACTGCTGGCACATCAACTCGTACAGATGGTACAACTCGTACTTTCACAGAAGATATGCTCAAAGAAGTAATCCGTGAGGCTTACATCAATGGTGGCAATCCTAAAGTTTGCTATGTATCTCCAATCGGTAAGCAAAGAGTATCTACATTTGCTGGTATCGCCCAACAGCGTTATCAAGCTCCTGCTGATGCTCCAACTACCATCATTGGCGCTGCTGATGTGTACTTGAGCGACTTTGGTTCAATCTCTATTGTTCCAGATCGTTTCATGCGTACTCGTGATGCAATCGTAGTAGATCCTGAGTATGCAGCATTGGCATACTTGCGCCCATTCTCCACAATCGAATTGGCTAAAACTGGTGACTCCGAGCGCACTCAGTTGATCGCTGAATTGACTTTGGAAATGCGTAATGAAGCAGCACATGGTATTGTTGCTGATTTGAATTTCGCATTGTAATAGTGTAGAATTGGGGGTGAGGAAACTCGCCCCCTTTTTCTGAGGTCTTATGAAACAGTTAATTTCAGCCGATGCTTCAGCATTAAAGATGACAGAGGCAGCAGCAGATGGTAATGGTGGTCTGATTATCAAGACTACTCAGGATGTGACCGACATTGTAGAACAGAATATAGCGCAATATAATGCTACTTCATCTCGTGCTAAATGGGGTGATTTTGCTAAAGTTGCTAGTCTGCCATTTACAGTTGTAGATTCATTGAATCGTAAAGGTATTATGCGTGGCTTTGCAGTCATAGATGAGAAGGAGTTTAGGAAGTTTCTAAACGACCCTGAGAATCGCTTTTTTCGCACAAGACCTGGGAAAGTATGAACTACATTGCTGTTTGCACCCCTGCCCGTGATCAGGTCCACACCAATTACACATATTGCATGGTCAATATGGTGGCTTATCACACACTCAACACCACAGACGCAATCAGTCTGAAATTGATGCAAGGCACGATTATCCAAAACCAAAGGGCTGACCTTTGCTTGGATGCCATGGCTGAAGGCTGCACCCACATTCTTTTCATTGACTCGGACATGACGTTTCCACAGGACATGGTCCAGCGGCTCTTAAAGCACGACAAAGAGATTGTGGCTGCCAACTGTGCCAGACGCAGAATGCCCACTGGCCCAACTGCCCAGAACTATGACGAGAATGGCAAGCGCCAGGCGGTCTACACCATGCCAGAATCCACTGGATTGGAAGAGGTGGGAAGCATTGGCACTGGCATAATGCTGATCAAGCGCGAGGTGTTTGAGGGCATGAGCGAGCCATGGTTTGATATGCCATGGCAAACCACACGGGGCTACATGGGAGAAGA